CACGCTCAACCAATGCTCTAGCATAAGCATTCTGCACAACAAGAACATCAGGAACTAACACTGAAGTGCCATCAGCAGCCAATGGTGCTTGTGGTACTGTCAGAGAGAATGGAATGCTATAAACGCCATCAGGTCTTGGATAGAGAACTACTTTTGTGTCTCCATTACCATCTACACCATCGAATGCGTAGTACTGAGGAACTCCAGTAATTGAAGGAACAAGATTCTGATATCTGTTCATCTCAACAAAAGTTATGTTCTGCAATGCAACATTTGATGTGGTATTCAGAGCATCAATCACTTGGAACTTCTGACCAGCACCAGTCATTGAGTAAACATGGGCGCTTGATGATGTGGTCAATGTAACTGTTTGACCAAGGACATTCCAACTAAAAGAATCCTCAATCTGACGCTTGGCATCGTTGACAAACAAGCCAATCAGAGTTGAATAGGTAGTCTCATTGTTGGTAGAAACTTGGACTTCACGCAAGCGAATCAATACATTGTTAATCAGTTGTAGGAATGTCATATTCGTTGCGATCCTTCAATTTCAAAAGTTGCAATGACAGAAATAGTAGAACCAGTTTCTGAAAGAGCAGATATGTAATCACCCTCTTCCAACACAATATATTGATTAACATCAATCTCAGCATAAGTTGACTTAGATGTTAGTGTGTACTCATTGGTAATTAGAATACTGGTGTTTGCACTAGAATCGTACCAAGTAAAACTAATGTGTTTATTTGATGAACCATTGTTTGAGGCGTGAAGAAGGACGCACAAAGCATAATAGCCAGTCGGTACTGTAAACAGCGTAGTAGCCGTATTAGCAGTTAGATTAGTACCGACAGAATATGGTCTCATTTGTTCCTCTTAGAGATAGCTTTGGCTTTTGCCCTAGCGTCTTCCTTGGACGATGCACCCCAAGCTCTAAGAGAAAGAAGAAGTCGGGTAGGCTTTCCATCTTTCATCTCAGCGCCAGGCATATTGCCCATTCGTGCTAAAAAGGATGCCCTACGAGGGTTATCTCCCGACTTTACTGGTGCTTTTAAATTGCCACCAGTTTCTGCATTATAAGACGCTCTACCCTTGGCATTCAAGCCCCCTTTCGGGTTTTTTCCTTCTTTTGTTTGCCAAGCAGGAGATTTCATTTCTTTTTAGCAGTCTTAGCTGCTTGTTTAAAGGCTTTCTCTGTAGGAGCGCCTTTAGAACCAACCTTACGCATCTTTTCCTTAGAACCCGCCTTGATGCGCTCTTGCTTGGCATTGATGTTTGCGTAAAGACCTTGTTTCATTTCTTTTTCCTAGATTGAGATAAAGCAATGGCAATAGCCTGTTTAGGTTTCTTGACAACAGGGCCACCTTTGCCAGAGTGAAGCGTTCCCGCCTTGTACTCTCGCATAACCTTAGAGATCTTGGCTTCTGCTTTTGTCTTTTTCATGCCAACTCCGTAACAGATACTGTAGATGCAGTGACTGTTGCATCTTTGATAAATGCTATTTTTTGACCAGGACTTACTCGAACAATCTCAAAAGAGTTATTTGGAATCATTGCAGAAGTTGTAATACTTGCTGTTGGGTTTGAACCAATTTGGTAATGGGAATGACCTAATGAGCAAGCAATACGAATCATTGTTGTTGATGCACCAAAAGCAGTCATCTGAACGCTAGAGTTAGTAACAGAAGCAACTTGGCTAGTCCCCAATGAAGGAACTCCAAAAGCAACATTGTTTGGGTCTAATTGAAATATTGACATTATTTTCCTCGTCCAGTTTTCTTCATCATGTTAGTAGCAGTACGGCTACCACGGACGGGCATAGACTTAGGCTTACCAACAGCAACCACAATGGTTACAGGCATACCTTTGGCTTTTTTAGGAGCTTTAGAACTAGTCATTTTGGGGGATTTTCCGTACATCATTTTTCCTTGGTTATGGGGCCGCCACCTTTCCACGCATCACAAGTACGGGCGGAAGCACAAGTGAATTGAAACAAGTCGCAATATCCGAGATCTGCGGCTTTGATAAACTCTTCGTCATAGGACAATTCATCTTCGCCTTCATCTTTTTCTAGTCCACCAATGATGCATTCCATCATCTTAGGAGTCTGGATAAAGGCCGCACAATTACCGCAGAGCATTGATTTAATGCTTTCAGTAGGTGCGTTATACATCTTGGCCTTCTTTAGCCAAAACAATTCATTAGGCTTTTCTGGGTTAGGTGGGCCATAGCCAAACTTCTTGAACGCATTATTGCGGTTCTTCAGATTGATCTGAATATCCTGAGTGGCTATAGGGCAGATAACACCAGATAGTAAGCTCATCGTATTACCTTAGTCGCAATAAACGAAATGATACCGCCAATAACGGAGGCAATAGCCATTCCTACAAAGAAACCGCCTTTAGACTTGTTTGCCATCTCTAAAAGCGTCTTAATATCTTGCCGAAGTGCATGAACTTCAGTCTGTAAAGCCTCAACTTGAGCTTCTAGCTTACCAAATTCTCGTGGGTCAATTTCAGACATTTGCGACTTTCTTTGGTCTACCTAATTTCTTTACAGGAGTAGGTTGAGATAGAACTACTGGTTTTTCAAAGGACTCTTTTTCTTGTACATCAATTCTGACATATCCTGCATGACCTTTCATGCTGTCAATATCGTGCTGATGAACAAAAGTTACTGTTTGACCGCTTACCAAACAACGAAATGTAGCCATAAGAATCCTTTGAAAAAGGGGGTTATTAGCCCCCCTTTATTAAACTGCACGAGCCACGATAAGGTTCAATGTAGTTGATGCCAAGTCCACAGAACCTGCTGTAGGGTTGTAGGTCACGATAGTCACTGTATTAGCGGCTGAAACATAGGCTCTACGAACCAAACCTGCTTCAGATACGCCAATTGCCATACCGAGAACCATATCACCCAGTGCAACGCCTGGAACTGTAACTGTATCTGTAGCGGTAGATACGGTAGCTACTGATGCGCTATCGAGAGTACAAATAACGTCCCAAGTGTCTGTAAAAAGACCACGGAACTGGTCATTACCCCTGCGCGAGGTAACTGCTGTTGCTGCTGCCATAATAAATTCTCCTAATTAAGTTAAAAAAGTCCCCCCACCACGAAGGCAGGGGGCGCAACTGCAATTAGGCTGGAACTGCCAAAGCAAAGGCGGCTGAAGCATCAGCAGCAGTGCTAGTGGCGTTAGTACGGAGAGCCTTGACACCATACAAAGTATCAGCAGTAAACAATGTACCGAGGTACTCTTGCTTGTACTGAGTCTGTGAACGGATGCCCAACTGCTCAACCAACACCATGGAGTCTTTGTGACCCATCAAGCAAATACGGTCAGTGGTAGAGTTACCAGCGCCAGTATCAGCGTTAGAGGAAGCAAAAACAGCCATACCATAAAGCTGACCAATTTCACCGTTGCGGATTGCATCGCCATTGCCGACGAATGCTTGCTCAGTGTAACGAGCCAAACCCATCAGCGTGTTACGGCTTGAGGGTGGGATCAAGAAGAAACGACCGTCCATAGGAACATCGTTGTCATCAAGACGTTGGATAGTGCGACGAATAGCGGCATCAGTCAAAGCGGCTGCGTTTGAAGATGTGCTGTTGTAAGCAGTAGTACCATCAGAACCAACAAAGGCTTTGGTGGATGTGTTGCTAGTAGCATAGTCGTTAGTACCGACAGTAGCGCCATTGAATGCACGACCCAATTGAACCAAGTCAGTGTCGATGCGTTTAGCCAAGGCATAACCAGCGTCTTCTGTGTAGAAAGAACGCAGTGATGTCAGAGCTTGAACTTCGACGATGTCTTCGATCAAACGTGAGTATTCATAGTGCTTGTTGATCGACACTTGAATCTGAGTGTCGCTCTCTGCAATCAGAGTAACGGCATCAGTAGCGGCCTTCAAAGAAGCATTGCCACGAGCGGGGCTAGGGATGTTGATATTGTCACCCTTTTTGCCTTTGAAAGACATCTTCTTGACTATGTTAGCCAAAACGAGGTTCTTTTTATAGGCGGCAACAATTTCATCACTCCAAATTTCTGGAATGAAGTTAGCTGCGGAGGTAGTGGTTACACTATTTGTGGGGGAAAATGCGGTATTAGCCATGATTAAATTTCCTAAGTTAAATTATCGAACACGACCTTCGGAATATGCTTGCATGATTTCATCACTCAATGCTTCATATCTAGAAGGATCAGTCATCTTGAGACGAATGAGGTCACTCCTTCGATAGACTCTCTTTGAACTTTCTCCAGATCCACCTACATCAACTTGTGCGGCTTTCATGCTCTTTGTCCTCTGTGCGTTACCCGCTTGTTCAGACTCTTTAGCTTTAATACCACGCAATTGTTTGAAGGTAGACAACAATTCATTAGCCGAATCATAGTCAAAATCACCATCAGCCTTTGCGTAGAGTCCCAAGCGTACAGGTGATGATTTCACCCAGTTTTGAAACTCAGAATCATTGACTACTTGTGAGTAATCAGGATGATCTTGCGCTAACTTCTGTTGAATTTGCATCCTTTTGAAATCTTGACCAGCTTGTCTGGCCGCGAGTACATCAGGATGTCTATCAATCGTATTTTGAACTGCTTTCTGAGGATTCTCAAAAAAGTCAACTTCAGGTTCTTCCTCAACTTGCTGTTGTTTTGATCCAAGGTTTTGCTTTAGCAACTCATCAGCCAATTTACGGACTTCGCCAACCTCTTGGGCTTGCTTACCAATGAGCTTTTCAGCCTCTTGGTGCATCCGTACTATCTCTTCTAGACTTTTTGCCCTGTATTTCTCAGGAAGTTCAGTTTTAGACTCTTCTACTTCGAGTTCGCCTAGCGGCTCTTTTTCATTATCAATCAGCATATTTTTGTTCCTGCCAAAATGGTTGTAGGATAATCAACTCGGCTTTCGCTTATGAGTTGGCTTTGCGCTCTGCATTCAATTTATCAATGTGTTTAGCCTCAAACCGTCCATAAGAGGACGGAAAATGACCAGACCAACCTTCTAAATTGAAGTTAGGTGCGCTTATTATGCGGTGAGCAATCCCACCACATTTACACTGAATTTCAGTAGTCTCATAAACTACCAAAGCCTCAGTGCATTGCCCGCATTCGCAAGCAAATTCATACATTCTTTTCATTCAAATCCTCGTATGCTCGTTCGCTGACACTTTTAAGTGTTTTTAGCCAAGTCAGGATAGAAATCTCGCCTTTGCGAAATTGTAAACTTTTTTCATCTGCAATGGTAGATACATTATTAACTGCTTCTAACATTACATCAATATCTTCCATTAGGTCAATCCATCCCTGTTGGGAGAATAGATCAAATCTATCTTCATAGTACTTTTGGAGATCAGGGGTCATGCTGATGCGGCCTCTAATGGAGATAAATCTTCTGTTGTCCAAAAGTCTTTAGCCAACATTATGACCAAATGCTCTTTATTGCGCGATAGGCAATCAGCCCAATCAGCATCAGTCATATCCTCTGGCTTGCCACCATTGATGAGAGCCACGCTGTCTAAACATGCTGAGTAGTGCTTGGCAATTTGTTCTGCGGTAGGGGTTTGGTTTTCAGTAGTCATGTTAGTCCTTATGGATGGGTTGATTTGTATGCGTCAAATTCTGCTTTGAGTTCTTGAATGGCTTTGACAAGAACAGGCACTAAGGCTTCACCTTGATACTTCAGGTGGTCAACTTGTTCGTTGTCAATAATGACATTGTTTTCACCTTCTAGTGCAAGAATATCCTGTGCCAAGAAACCATAACGCTTATTGCCGTGTGGTGTGTCATCTTCACGGGATTTTTTAAAGTTGTATGAAACAGGTTTTAGTTGTTGTACAAAACTTAATCCGTGTGGAATTGGATTGATGTTTGTCTTATCTCTAGCATCAGAAGTTACAGTCCACGCTACTTTAATATAAGCATTGGTAATAGCATTTTCACCCATAACAACACGGAAATTTTGTGTTGTAACATTAAATACCCCAGCTTCATTTCCAGCGAAATATCCTATGCAAACATTTTCTTCACCAGTAGTTATATTTTGTCCAGCATTTTTACCAAAACAAGAATTATACCGACCTGTTGTAATGCCAGACCCCGCTATATCACCTACAACAGTATTTTGACCACCAGTAGTAATTTCATACCCCGCCTGATAACCTACAGCAGTATTGTTAGATGCTGTGGTGTTTGATTTCAGTGCGCTTGTACCAACAGCCGTGTTGTAGTTACCAGTTGTATTCTGGTTTAAAGCGGCGTTGCCTACTCCCGTATGCTGAGTTCCAAGCGCAGTGTTTCCAATTCCCGTTGTATTGGAGTACAGGGCATTGTGACCCAAAGCCATGTTGCCAATACCCGTTGTATTTGAGTAAGCCGCGCCAGCACCAACTGCCACCAAGTCGGTTCCAGTTGTGTTTGAGTAAGCCGCTGTATAACCTACCGCTGTGTTGTTAGATGCTGTGGTGTTGGCATAAAGGGCGCTAGTGCCGACTGCTGTATTGTAAGAACCCGATGTTGTTGAATAAAGTCCTTGCTGACCAAAAGCACTATTTAATTCGCCAGATGTATTTGAATATAACGCTTGATAGCCAAACGCTTGAATTGGGTCACCAGCGTTCTTTGAGTATCCCGCTTGATAACCTACAAGCGTATTGGCACTTCTTGTCTGGTTACTATATCCCGCTTGATAACCTACAGCAGTATTGTTAGATGCTGTGGTGTTGGAGTTAAGGGCATTTACACCAAGCGCAACATTGTTAGAACCTGTTGTGTTTAAATACAGACCACCTGATCCTGCGGCAAGGTTATAAGACCCTGTTGTATTTGCTTGCAATGCCAATCCACCAAAGGCGCTATTTTGAGTACCGCTTGTAGTAAGTTTTAATGTATCACTACCAAAACCAACATTGTATGCTCCAGTAGTGCTTGCATTACTCAAAGCACTAGCACCCACCGCAGTATTGGTAGACACAGCACCTGCACCACGGCCTACTGTTAAACCATAAATCAAACCATCAGATGCGGCTGAGTCTTTAATCAACTTACCTGTTGTGCCATCAAACAAAGCAATGCCGTTAGCAGTTGCAGATGCAGGGCCAACAACATCGCCAGCACCACTAGCCGCAATCGTAATTGCACCATTACCATTGGTAATAGTTATGCCTGTACCCTGAGTCAATGTCGCTTTGGTCAGCGTGTTGCCTGTGGTGTTACCAATAAGCAATTGACCATTTGTGTAGGATGTTTGGCCAGTACCACCATTAGCAATTGCAACTGTTCCTGTAACATTAGATGCAGTACCAGTAGTGTTCTGATTAAGCGTAGGAACATCTGCTGCTTGAATTGTGTTCATCACAACATCAGTACCATTGCCCCGCAAATATGAACCACTGGTAACAGCGCCCGCTAGTGCATCCATTGCGGCTTGTCGTGTTGTCTCGCCTGTACCGCCATTGGCGATAGCAACAGTGCCAGTAACATTAGATGCAGTACCTGTAGTATTCTGATTGAATGTAGGCCAAGTAAATGTGCCAGTACTAAAGTCTCCTGATGTTGGTGTTCCAAGAACAGGAGTTACCAATGTAGGTGAAGTAGCCAACAC